GCCTCTCGCTGCAGGCGTCACAGTTTCCGCCGTCACCTCCAGCGCCGCCGGGGTGACGAAGCTCCTGGCGGGTGTGGTGGCCGCTCAAGGTGCCACGACCGCTGTGGCGTCCTTGAACAAGACGGTCACAGCCGGCGGGGCTGCGGTAGGGCAGACGAGTTCGCTGGCCCTGTTGGGCAAGCTGCTGATCGGCTCGGCGTCGGCTTCTTCGGGGGCATCCGGTACTCCGACCGTTGCCTTCCGCGTGAGTGCAGGGGCGACTGCTGGCGCGGCCACCACAGGTCTTGCAGTGGCTCAGCGTCCGCTTGCCGGGGGTGTCCAGTGCGCGGCGTCCTCCTTGGCAGGGGCTGCGATTGCCAAGCCGGTTGCCGGGCTGGCCGGCCTATCTGTTGCTGCTACTGGCACCTGTGCTGTCGGCAAGAACGCCGGCGCCGGGTTGGGCTGCACGTCGTCGGCGAACGCCGCCCTCCTGCTGGATAAGCCGCTTTTGTTCCCGGTTGTGCCTGATGGCGCGCTGAACGCCGGCGCGTTGGGTTGGGGCGCCATCGGGGGGTCGAGTGTTCCTGCTGCGACGGCTGTTGCCTCGGCACAGGGGGCGTCATCGGTTGCCTGGCGGGTAGCGGCCGAGGTGGAGGTCTTTGCGGCCGCAGACGCAGAGATTGCTGTGGCGCTTCGGGTGGCGGGAGCGATCTTCGCTACGGGGTCATCCTCAGCAGGAGTTCTCGCCGAGAAGACACTCGCCACACTGGCCGTCGGGTCAGGCGTGACCACGGCGCAGGCTGCCCTGGTCAAGCAGGTGGCGGCTGCTGGGGCGTGTGTGGTCACCACCTCCACCGGTGCGTCACTGGGCAAGCTCTTGGCGGGAGTGGTCGGTGCCGCGTCGAGTTCGACAGCCGCCGCGCAGGTGGCTTACTCGGTGGCGGGCGGCGCCTTCGCGTCCGCTTCGATGTCTGGATCGGCGGTGGCCGCGCGTCCGGTCGCCGCCTCGGCAGCAGGGACCGCTTCAGTTCTGGCCGGCGCTGCTGTGCTGAAGCCGGTGTCTGTTTCCGCGTCTGCCGTCGGCGCTGCCGCTGGTTCGATGCAAGCCGTGAAGGTCCTGGGCGCGTCCATCGCATCGGCGGGGGCTGGCGCTGCGGCGCCAGGGCTGATCAAGCCCCTGGCCGCGAGCCTGATCTCGACGATCGGTTTGGTCGGGGCGGTTCGGGTTGACTTTGTGGTTGGCGGGTCTTCGTCGGTCCAGGGCACTTCAGCAGGATTCGCGGTCGCTCAGCGTCCGCTGGCGGCGGCGACGTTCGGTGTCACCAGCACGACGGCGGCGGTGTCGACCGTCAAGGCGATGGCTGCGGTCGCTGGGTCGACAGGCGCCACCACTGGGCTTGCCCGGCTCGACAAGTCCGTTGTCGCCGCAGGCGCTGCGGTCGGGCAGACAAGTTCGGTCGCCTTGCTGGGCAAGCTGTTGATCGGGACGGCTGCGGTCAACGCGCAGGGTGTCGGGGCCCCTGTCGTCGCCTTCCAGGTTGCTGCAGCGGCTTCAGCGCAGGTGGTCTGCGGCGGGCTCGCGGTAGCGCTCAGGCCTCTGGCTGGATCTGCGAGTGCTGGGGCACATGCGGGCGCGGCGCTGTCGGTGGCCACTCCGCTCGCGTCCGTGCTGTCGTCATCGACGTTGTCGGTCGCGCAGGCTGCGCTGCTGAAGTCGCTCGGTGCGTCGAGCCAAGCCTCGGTTGCATCCTCATCCGCTGCGCTCGTGGCGAAGGCGATGACCGGCGCGGCACTGTCCTCCAGCGGTGCAACCAGCTCGCCCTCGGTGGCTTACCAGGCGGGGGGTGTGGCAGCGGTGACCACCGGCGTCACAGGCCAGATCGGGCTGCACAAGGCGCTTGCGGGTGCGATGGCCGCAACTGCGGTGCCTGTGGGTGCGCTCTCGACCTCCAAGCCCTTCGCGGGCGCTGCGGCGGTCTCCTGTATCTCCGCTGGCGGCGGTTCGGTCATCAAGCCGCTGCTGTTCGACCTGGCGCAGCCCTCCGACGCGCTGAACGTCAATGCCATCGGCTCGGGCTCTGTCGGCCCGGGCAGCCTGACCGTGTTGCAGGGCACGGCTGGAGCGGTCGGCTCCAGCAAGGTGGCCTATGTCGTTGCGGGCGAAGCGTCTGCCGCTGTCGAAGTTGAAGGCTCGACCAGCGTGGACTTCCGAGTGACCGGTGCCGGCTTGGCTGGCTCTGTGGTGGTCGCCGGAGTCGATCTGGGCAAGGGCGTGGCGGTCGATGCTTTGGCCGCCGTCGTTTCTGCAGGCGCATTGACAACGTCCAGGCCCATGGGTGCCGCCGTGTCTGCCGCCGGTGCCGCGGAGGCTGCGGCGTCTGTGGGCAAGCCGTTCGCTGCTGCGGTGGCTGCGGGCGGCGGCGTCTTCGCGGCGCCGGTCGTGGACTATTCGGTGGCGTCGGCGATCACGGCTGCGGTGTCTGCCGTCGCCGGGGCAGGGGTCCTCAAGTCCCTCGATTCGGTGGCGGCGTCGTCCGGTTCCACCACGGCTCAGGCGGCGCTGACCAAGGTCATCGATGCGGGTGGCTCGGCTGTGGCGCATACCAGTTCGGTTGCGTTGCTGGGCAAGCTCCTGACGGGTTCGGCCTCTGGCTCAGCTTTTGGCGCGGCTGCGCCGGTAGTCGACTACAAGGTGGCTGCGCCGGTCGTTGCTGCTGCAACGTCTTCCGGCGGTGTCGTCGTTCAGTTCACGGTGGCGGGTTCGGCGTCGGTTGGCGCTGTCCTGTCTGGTGGGGTTGCTTGCGGCAAGCCCTTGGGTGGACTGCCCGGGGGCGCTGCCACGGTCAGCGCGGCATCGGTGGTGTCGAAGCCGCTGGGTGCATCCGTTGCCGGTGGGGCTATCGGTACCGCCTCGGCGTCCATCAGCAAGCCCCTGCTGTTCCCGGTCGCCAGCCCTCCTCAGGGACTCGGTCTTGATGCGATCAACGTCTCGCCGCTGAACTCGAGCAGCAACACGGTACTCGAGGTCGTCGCTGCGACGACTGCCTCTCCGGCCGTCGCCTTTGTTGTCAGCGGCGGGTCCGCGGCCGAGGTGCTGGCCGAGGGCGCGACGGTTGTCGACTTCGTTGTCGCCTCCGATGGGGCAGCCTCCGGTGCAGTCGTCGATGCCGGAGTGCAGGTCGACAAGGGCTTGGTCTCGACTTCGGTCGGCGCCGCACAGTCCGTCGGTGTGGCCTCGTTGCAGAAGTCCATTGATGCCGCAGGCACTGCCTGGGCCCAGACCTCGTCCGTAGCGCTGCTGGGCAAGATGCTGGGCGCTGGCGCGGGCGCCACGTCGTTGGCCACGGGTGCGGCGGTGGTCGCCTACCGGGTCGACGGGCAGGCCCTCGCAGTACCGCAGGCGAGTGCAAACGCGTCTGTTGCGTATCGGGTGGCATCGTCCGCCGCCGCTTCGGGGCTTGTGTCGGCTGCAACTTCGGTCGCCTGGGCCTTGGCATCGTCGGCGTCGGCAAGCGCTGCGGTCTCCGCAGCCGTCACGGTTGGCAAGCCGGTGGTCTCGGCGGCTGTGGGGGTGGCGCTTGGTGGTGCCTCCATCGACTCTCTCAAGCCGCTGGCCGGCGCGGGCCAGGGGGCGGCTGTCGTCTCGCCCGCGCTGGCGGTCGACAAGGTACTCGCCTTCCCGGCACGGGCGCGCGATCAGACGCTCAACGCGCTGCCGCTCGGCTCCGCGGTTGTAGGCGCTGGCACGGAGCCGGCCGCACAGGTGCTTGCGGACGGCGTTGGCACCGCTATCGTGGATTGGTCCCTGCAAGCCGATGCCGAAGGTCTGGCGCAGGCGATAGGCGATGCCGACGTTCACAAGGCGGTGGATGCCCATGCCCTTGGCACCAGCACCACGTCGAGCTTGGCGTCGGTGGTCAAGGACCTCTCTGCATCGGTGTCGGACGCGCTCACGGTGATCGGCGCGGCCGACCTCGCCAAACGCTTCGATGCCCAGGGCCATGCGCAGGCCTCCACGCTCGGCCTGGCGGCCGTGGCCAAACGTGTCGACGCCCAAGGCCAGTCGCTGGCGGTCACGTCCGGAGCCGCCTCGGTCGACAAGCAAGTGAATGCCGGCGGTGCAGCCGTCGTCGTGACCACGTCGGTGGCGCTGCTGGGCAAGCTGCTGAAGGCATCGCCCCAGGTCGCTGCCAACGCCGACGGCTTCGTGCAGGTCGCCAAGCCGGTCGCGTCCGACACGGCTTCGTCGGCCACGGCAGACGCGCAGATGGCGGCGATCAAGCCGGTGTCCGGTTCCTCGCTGGGTGCGGGGATCGCCGCCGGCACCGTTCATGTGACCCGCAATCTCGCGGGCGCTCCGTTGGTGCTGGCCAGTGTCAATGGTCGTCTGACGGTGGCCTACATGACCCGCGTCGAGGCCTTCGCCGGCACCGGTGTGACGGTCGCAGACCCGTCGGTACACGCCGAACTCTTCACCCCCATCGCGTCCGTGAGCGTCGCCTCAAGCCAGATCACGGCTGAGGTGACCGTCTTCCACTCCCTCCTGCAAAAGGCTGCCTGACCATGCCAGCGCTCTATACCAACCAGGCCACCTCGACCCTGGCCTCGGCCATCTCGAGCACCGACACCTCGTTGACCGTGCAGACCAACCACGGCACGCGATTTCCGACGCTCGGGGTCTTCGACCACTTCTTCGCCACGATCGACAACGGCTCGGGCACGGTCGAGATCGTCAAGGTCACCTCCCGGCTGGGCGACACCTTCACCATTCAGCGCGCGCAGGACGGCACCAGCGCTGCGGGGTTTTCTGCGGGTGCCACAGTGGAGATCCGCATCACGCGTGCGCTGCTCGATGCGGTCAAGACCGACGCCAACCCGCTGAACTTCAGCAAGGTCTCGTTCTACAACTACGCGACTGAACTGCTCGTCACCGGCATTCCGAACTGGGCCACAGAAGTCAACATCCTGCTGGACAACGTCGCCCGAACCGCGACCTCCCTGCCGTACATGCAACTCGGCACGAGTTTCGGGCTGGACGGTCAGAGCCAGAGCTACTGGCAGATGTGGCGGAGATCGCTGTCGAACGGCGTGTGGAACATCGCCCAGTCGCGCAGTGAGATCTGGATCAACACCGATGTCCCGGGCAGTTCCGGAGGCCTTCTCAAGAGTCACATCACGCTCAGCCTTCTGAGCAGGGACGACAACCTTTGGGCGTTCCAGTGCCGCACCTTCTGGGTGGCGGGCTCCAGTGCGGTCTACGACACCTCGCACGTCACTGGCTACAAGAAGTTGGGCAGCGCGCTTGAGCGCTTTCGGATCTGGCCGAGCTCTGGCTCGTTCGGGCAGTCCGGCTTTGCGTACATCACTTACAGGTGAGCACCATGAACCACAGGACCGTGTTGAACCTCGCCACAGGCCAGACCCACGAGGAAGCCCTGCTGCCCGAGGAGATCGCCAGCCGTGAGGCTGATGAGGCCGTTCGCCTGCTTGCGCAGGCAGAGGCGGATCGCGTCCGCTACCGGGAACTGCGTGCGGCGGCGTTTGCGCAGGAGGCCGATGCGTTGTTCTTCCAGGAGCAGCGTGGCGAGGTGCCCGCAGGCACCTGGGCGGCCAAGGTGGACGAGATCCGGGCGAGGTTCCCGAGCGGAGCGCAGTCATGAGCTACAAGTCCGACGTCGCGGCCGAGGCCGCCAAGGCCACGCCGCCGATCACCGTGGCCGGTGCCACTGTGGCAGGCGTGCAGGTCAATGACCTGATCCTGTGGGCCACGCTGATCTATCTGGTGCTGCAGATCGGCTTCCTGCTGTTCCGCTGGCAGAGGCTGTACTTCTCGCGGCGGTCTGACGAGGGATCCGGCGCATGAGGCCCTTGCGCATGGCTGTGGCCACCCTGGCGCTGTCCGCAGCCGGGCTGGTGGGCATCGCCGTGCATGAGGGCTACCGCCCCACGGCCTACCGGCCGGTGCCGGGTGATGTGCCAACCATCGGCATCGGCACGACCGGCGGCGTGCGCATAGGCGACAGCATCGACCCCGTGCAGGCCCTGGTGCGCAAGCTGGACGACGTGCGGCGTTTCGAGGGGGCGCTGCGGACATGCGTGACAGTGCCGCTGCACCAGCACGAGTACGACGCCTTCCTGTCTCTGGCCTACAACATCGGCTCGGGCGCCTTCTGCGGCTCGACGCTGGTGCGGTTGCTCAACCAGGGCGACTACCGCGCGGCCTGTGACCAGATCCTGCGCTGGGACAAGTTCAAGGGTGAGCCGCTGCGCGGGTTGACGCTGCGCCGGCAGGCCGAGCACCGCCAGTGCCTGGGGGACGCCCGGTGATCCCCTACGCCAACACCTTGTGGACGGCTGCGCTGCTGGCGTCGATGACGGCCAACCTGTGGCTCGTGCTCACGCGCGCCCAGGTGCAGACCACGCTGTCGCAAGAACGCGCCGACCGCGAGCGCGAGCGTGCCGACGCCGCCCTGGCCCTGGCCGCAGCCACCGAGCAAGCCCGACAGACCGAGGCGCAGTGGCGCGCCAAGCACCAGGAGGTCCAGACCCATGCCCAGACTCAAGTCCGCGCTGCCCAGGCTGATGCTGCTCGGGCTCGCAGTGCTGCTGACGTCCTGCGGACTCGTGCCGAAGCCCTCGCTTCCCAGTGCACCCCCTATCGTGACCAAGCCGCCGGAACTGCCGGCGCTGCCTCAGGAGGCCCGTCAGCCGCCAACCCCGGCGCTGTGCTCGCCGAGTTGCTCGGACGGGTTGCGAAGACGGCTGGAGAGCTTGCTGCCGTAGCCGACGCCCGCGGCGCAGCCGGCGCGGCCTGCGAACGCTCCTACGACGCGCTGACATCACCCAGGACGCCCTGACATGCCCGTCATCCGCCTGCTCGGCTTTGCCGGCGAGAACCGCGCGCTGCACCCGACGCTGCTGCCCGACGTGCAGGGCGTTGTCAGCCTGAACCAGAAGCCCGGCCGGGGCGACCTGCGCTCGTGGCTGCAGCCGCTGACCGTGGCCACCGTGCCCTCGGGCCGCAAGAGCATCTACCGCATGGGCCGCGATGTGGCCAACGACGCCACCGCCTGGCTGAGCTGGGCCTCGAGCCCGGTGCATGCCGTTCGCGGGTTCGACCCGGCGGACACCAGCGAGCGCACCTACTTCACGGGCGACGGCGCGCCCAAGGTCACCGACAACCTGGCGCTGGACACCACGGACCCGCAGGACAACCCGACCGCCACGCGCCCGCTGGGCCTGCCGGCGCCGGCCACCGGGCCTACCGTCACCACCGTGGCCGGCGGCACCTCGACGCTGAACCAGACGGTGTTCTACGTCTACACCTACGTCAACGACTGGGGCTGGGAGAGCGCGCCCAGCCCGCCGAGCGCGGCCAACACCCGCAAGACCGACGACACGGCCACCATTGGCGGCTTTGCGGCCGTGCCCGCGGGGAACTACGGCGTCAACCGCCGGCGCATCTACCGCACCGCCACGGGCGCCAGCGGGGCGACGGAGTTCTTCTTCCTGCGCGAGATCGCCATCGGCGACACCAGCACGACCGACGACAACCGCACGCTGGGCGAGGTGCTGCCCACCACGACCTGGCTACCGGCCCCTGGCGTTCCCGTGGGCGCAGGTGCCGGCACCGAGGGCAACCTGACCCACCTGACGGCGCTGTGGAACGGCATGCTGGCCGGCATCAGCGGCAACGCCGTGCGGGTGTGCGAGCCCTATGTGCCCTACGCCTGGCCGGCCGAGTACGACATCGTGCCGCCCGACGGCAAGCCCGTGGGCCTGGGCGTGTTCGGGCAGGCGCTGCTGGTGCTCACGACGGGCCGGCCGCTGCTGGTGGCAGGCTCTACGCCCGAGGGCATGGACCAGACGCCGCTGGACATGCCGCAAGGCTGCGTCTCAGCCCGCTCCATCGTCAGCATGGGCTCGGGCGTGGCCTGGGCCAGCGAGGACGGGCTGTGCTGGTACGGCAGCGGCGGCGCGCGCATCCTGACCGCCGGCCTGATGACGCGCAAGGACTGGCAGGCCCTGGTGCCCTCCAGCATCGTCGGGCGGCTGTATGAGGGTCTGTACTTCGGCAGCTACTCCACCGACGGCGGGGCAGCGCGCAAGGGTTTCATGGTCAACCCTGGTGACCCCAACGCTGGGATCTACTTCCTCGACACCGGCTACGAGGGCATGCACTTCGACGAGCTGCTGGACCAGCTCTACGTCCTGGACGGCACCAACGTGCGGCGCTGGGACGCGGGTGCTTCGGGCATGACCTGGCGCTTTCGCAGCAAGCTGCACCGCGCGCCCAGGCCGCTGTGCTTCGCGGCGGGCGAGGTGTCGGCCGACGCCTACCCGGTGACGATGCGCGTCTGGGGCGACGGGGTGCTGCGCCACACCCAGACCGTGGCCAATCGCCAGGCCTTCCGCCTGCCGGCGGGCTTCATGGCGGTGGAGTGGCAGATCGAGCTCGAGGGCACGGGCGCGGTGCAGAGCGCGGCCATTGCCACCAGCATCGCCGAGCTGGCGCAGGTATAGGAGCTCGACTGTCGTGTTTTCCTCGTGTTTTTGTCGTGGTTTCCTCGTAGTTTCCTCGTAGATATGTCGTAGCTCATGGCCCGCAACGACCTTCCCAGCCCGAACGCCCCGAACTTCCCGCAGCGCCTGCGCGAGGCGGTGATGACCTACCTGGGCCGCACCGGCGATCCGCTGGACCGGGGCATCACGCTGCGTGACCTGATCGAGGGCGGCTTCGCCCGGCTGCGCGACGGCTACACGGCCGGCCAGGCTGCGGCCAGCGGCGGCGCGCTGCCCATCGCGCCCGAGTCCCAGGTCGAGGAACCCGACCTGACCCCGCCGCCCACGCCCACGGGCTTCACGGTGTCGGCAGCCATCAGCCATGTGTTCATCGAGCACGACGCGCCGCTGTACACCCAAGGCCACGGGCACCTGCGCACGCGGGTCTACGGCAAGATCGTCGCGCAGGGTGACCCGCTGCCGGTGTTTGCCGACGCGGTGGAGCTCACGCAGTTCACAGGCACGGTGCATGCGCACCCGAGCAACCCGTCGACGACCTGGCGGCTGTGGATCAAGTGGGAGAGCGCGGGCGGGGTGCTGAGCGTCAGCCCGGCGGGTGGGACGAACGGTCTGCAGGTGGTCACAGGGCAGGATGTCTCGAGCTTGGTCGCCGCCATGACGGGCGAAGGCAAGCCCTTCACGGTGCTGACCGAGCCAACCGTGATCGGGGGCGTGACGTTCCCGGCGGGCATTTACTCCACGCAGGCGTTCATCCGGGATCTGCAGGTCACCAACGCGAAGATCGCTGACCTTGCTGTGGACACCGCGAAGATTGCCGACCTCGCAGTCGACACCGGCCAGATCGCCGACCTGGCGGTCACCGATGCCAAGATCGAGTCGCTGGACGCCGAGAAGATCACCACGGGCTATCTGAGTGCAGACCGCATCGAGGCCGGAAGCCTGGATGCCAAGATCGCGAACATCGACGCGGCGGTCATCACGTCAGGGGTCATCGACATCGCCAGGATCGAGGACGGTTCGATCACGAACGCAAAGATTGGCGACGCCGAGATCGAAATGGCGAAGATCAAGACCGCGACCATCACGTCGCTGTCGGCGCTGTCAGCCAACATCGGTACCGTCACCGCGGGCATCCTGCGCAACGGGCCGATGCCGACGACGTTTCTGGACCTGAATGCCACGGGCGACGACGAGGTCTTCAGTGCGGGCGGCGGCAAGGTGCGGATCACGGCCGATGGGGACGCCTACTTCACCGCTGTGCTGGCCGAAGGGCAGTGGACCGGAAGCGTGCCCCTGCGAACCACGATTACCGAGCAGGTGTGGGCGGAATACTCCGGCGCAGAAGGCGGCGGCTACTGGGCCACTCAGACGGTCACGCGCTATCCCGAGCAGGTTATCGAGATCGACACGGGCTTCAACTGGAGCCGCACGCAGCGGCTTGAGCGCACACTGTCTGCAAGGCTGGGCAACAGTACCCCGGGATTCACGATCGCCATCGCCTTCAACGAACTGTTCCAGCCGGGTGGCACCTACACCGGCAGCCTTCAGATCGAGATGGGGCTCTCGCTGCGCGCGCCAACGTTTGCGAACGGCGCCGATCCCATCGTGGTGCAGGCCCCCTATGGCGTCGGCGCTGATGGATCGGTCAACTCGCGGGTGTTCCTGGTCGTTCGCGTCAAGATGATCGACAACCCCACCAATCGCAACCCCTTGACGCTGACCGCCCTGAAGTGGACTTTGGACGCCGTCGGATGAAGATCTACCGTTACAGCCCTGCCGGGTCGCTCGTGTCCTGGGCTGACATGCCTGAAGCGCTGGCGCAGGCTGCGGTGGCGTCGGAGCCTCGGTGCACTGCTGCCGAGCCGCCGCAAGCACCGCCCGGGATGGCCCCGAGGTGGAGCGGTGAGGGCTGGGAACTGGCTCCAGATCATCGAGGGCAGGTCTACCACGACCCAGTGAGCCTGGAGTCCATGCTGATCACCGACGTAGGTGTGCTGCCGCCGGCCGGTTGGATCTTCGGCCCACCTACAGCGCCGGCAGTGACCGCGCAGCAGGAGTGGGACCGCGTGCGTGCCACCCGTAACCGCCGCTTGGCTGCGTCTGACTGGGCTGTGTTGCCTGATGTGCCGATGTCGGATGAATCTCGGCGAGCTTGGTACGCCTATCGGCAGGCGCTGCGCGACATCACCGAGCAGGCCGACCCGTTCAACATCGCTTGGCCCGGGGTCCCGAGGATGTAGATCAGCGCGCTCTTGAGCGGTAGGCCAAACTGCGGCTCATCGCCAACGTTCCTTCGCTCTGAACTCTCGGCTTGATTCGGGTCGCGCCGGGCTCACGGGTCAACTCGCGTCCGGCTCGGCGTCCAGTGCCGCCCTGTCGGAGTTGAAGCGCATGATATCCACCATCGTGACGATACCGATCACGTCACCCTGGTCGACCACTGGCAGATGCCGGAACCGACCCTGGCTCATCATCGCCACGCACTGTGCGGCGGTGGTCTCGGGACCCACCGTTCTGGGGCGGCGGGTCATCACATCGCCGACCTTCAGGCTCGCCACGTCCAGGCCGCCACCGATCACCTTGCGCAGATAGTCGTTGCTGGTCAAGATGCCGATCAGTGACGCCCCGCTGATGACAAGCAGGCCTTCGACCTCATGGGTCGCCATGTCGGCCAGCGCCTGCCTCAGGGGCGTGCCCTCAAGAGTGGTGTGGACGGTGGAGCCCTTGTGCTGAAGGATCTCGGAAACAGTGCTCATGATGCTGTCTCGGGTGGATGCACGCAGATACGAGCGCGAAAAGACCTATTTCATCAGGTCAAGCAATCCTATATCAGTAAGATTACTTTGAATACATATGTTGGTTGCAGCCCCTGCCGCGTTGGATGGGCATGACCTGGACTCGTGTCGCAGGGTGGCTGATCGCTGATCGCTGATCGCGGCAAGCATGGCAGTCTGCCTCCGCCATGCGCCAAGAGTTCGACTACGACCTCCCTAGAGTCGCTGCCTTCATGCGGCGCTACCTGCCGGGCCTGCGGCTGGCCGAGGGCATGGTGGCCATCGGGCTCGTGCGCAGCGGGCAACTCGTGGCCGGGGTGCTGTACGAGGGCCTGAACCGACAGAACGTGTGGATGCACGTTGCCGCGGCGCCCGGCGGTCGCTGGCTGACCCGGGCCTACCTGCGCGCTTGCTTCGCCTACCCGTTCAAGGTCTGCGGCGTGCAGCGCGTGAGTGCCCACGTCGACTCGACGAATGTCGCTTCCCGGCGCTTCTGCGGGCACCTGGGCTTCGTGCCGGAGGCGCGCCTTGCTGCTGCCGCGCACGACGGCGGCGATGTGATCCTGTACGTCATGTGGCGGGCCGACTGCCGATTCCTGGGGGACTGACCATGGGCACCAAGGGTTCTGACGCACCGCCGCCCGATCCGCGCCTGACCGAGGCGCAGATCCGCTCGATGGAGGTGCAGGACGACGTCATCCAGCGCATCGTCCGCAATGCCGAGTCCATGCTGCCCCTGCAGCGTGAGGCCACGCAGTTCGCGCTCGACCAGGCCCGCCAGG